CCCAATCCATAATTGCAATCTCGCCATGAGCCAGAGCATGCAATGGTAAGCCTCTGTATAACGCACAGCACTTGAGCATAATTGTGCAACCCCAAGCTCGTCCAGGAATTGCGGTTAGACCAAACCACACAGCGTCCTCTATCCCTTGCTTCTCGCCATCAGATACAAACTCCATATCGCACTTTACATATAGATGTCGTGGTAAATTAGCTGCGTGTGTCATAGATTGTTTGTATCAAAATCTTTTGAAGTCAGCAATCGGAATCTCAACGCATGGCTCATTATCCCTGGGGTCACCGCTGTTCCTTGACATGTAGAATATGGGAAGCTTGCTGTCCTCCTTGATCTCGTAATAGCCCATTGCATCCGCCCACTCGATCACATAGAACGTTGGCGCAAATGCAGCGTATAGCTTTAGGGATATATACTTCTGGAGTGATAGGCATCGCGTTGGAAATCTGCCAATCTCATAGCTAGTTTTCCTAGCATCAACAAATGCGTACTTATATCCCTTTAGTAACATGGCATCGAATGGATATGCTTTTGGCATATACTTAACCTTGCTGCCACAATGCTGGGCAAACGCCTCTATAATACGCTTCTCGTTGGCGATGTCCGCATCGCTCTCATGCATTCCGCTCGAGCCTCTCATCTCCAGTTAGGACCAGTATACCAAGCAACCAACACCCAGCGTGTTCCCCATATCGGTGCGCGTGCTCTGTGTTCGATGTAGGACGGAAACCAACACCCTGCTCCCTGCTCGCGGATAAACCTTGCGTTGTCTATGTCCGCTTTCACCTGCAAGCCTCCGCCTAGGTACTCATGTGGAGCGGACAAGTTGACCACAGCCGTAAGCTTGCGGTCACTTCCAGAGAATGTGTCGAAGTGCCACCAGAACTGCTGGAGCGGATTATATCTCAGGATCTGGAACTGCTGCGCTCCAGTTATATCAAATCTCCAGTACTCGCTGTTAATCGATGCAGTAAGTTCGCCCATTATCGCGTACAGCCATTTGTAATGTTGCGACATCGGAACCCAGCAGGAGGAGCAAGTACGCGCAAATGAATTCCTAGTCTTTCCGTTTTTCTTCAACACAGTTGCGCGCTTCATGCCGATCACCTCGGCATCGTTTCGGATCATGTCGCATTGGCTTGGCGTTAGGACGTACCGATCTACAGATGCAGTCAATACCTTTTGAATGAACTTATTTTCCTCCATTTAGAAACTCCTTTATGATGTCAACTATTTGTAAGACTATGTACGCGCTCAATGCCAGAAGTGAAATGAGTATTGAAGAGATCAATATAATCCATGCCACAACCTTGAATACGTCCGAAATGAAATCAACAAATTGCATAGTTTTCCTCAATCATCCTTCGAAGGAGCGTCTTGTTGCCGATCCTAATCCCAGCAGCCCTGCACCACCACCCAATCGTTCCGTTCCTAAAATCCTTCAGCAGTCGCTTCACTTCTGCCGTGTTCCTGTACTCCCAAGCATCATTGATCATCTTGTCCTTCCAATCTGGCGCAAGCTTCATACCACACACAATCCCCCTCCTTCGTAGCATGCGAAGATCCTTAATCGCTTGGATGGCAACTTCGCCAGCAAGCTGTTGCAGTCTCTCATCATAATCGCCCTTGGTTAGCTGCGTGGAGATCATCGACGCTTCTTCTTGCGATTGGCTGCTACCCAATGCGCGTATGTGTTCCAAAGCATCGCAGCAGCCTGCGCCTCGCTCTTCGTTTCAAAGATATCCTGCAAGGGTGGCAAGCCTTCTGGTGGCCTTGCTCCATGCAGGCGCGGTCCGATCACATTGCCTGCGAGAGTGTGAATCCTCCATGCGCCAGCCTCCTCGACCACCTTGACGAAGGTCATCGCCCAGCTTCTTTCAGCTTGGCATCGTCTTCTTGGATCTGGCCAGCTAACTTAACCAGATCGTTCGATTGCCCAGCGTAGTGGATAATGTAGGCATCCTTGTACCTATCCAATCCAAAATGGGACTCGACGCTGGTCATGCAGTTGTAGGCTGGGTCGAGTGGAGTCAGCTCCATGCCCCACAAATGCGCCTGGATGTTCATCCAGGTTTGTTCGCCAAAATGGTTGGGGTAACAACCAAACGGAGGGCATGAGAATAGCCCAAGGAACTTGTTGCTCACTACGAATACGCCAGTATTGACGTAGAACCTCGGCGTAATCTTTCCGCCAAATCCTTTAGCAAGGTCAACCATCCCTTGCTTCCTATCCAGAAACTCTCCCTCATCTAGAGCGCAGAAGAAGTGCTGACTACCCTCAGAGTCAGGACAACCAAGATCCTCGCAGTCGTTTGTCACTAGAACGTCAGCGTCTAGGAACATGACCTGCTCGTAGCCTCTGGCGAGCATAATGTTTCCGATTGCCAGCTTTGAGTATTGAACTGGCTGCGTAACTGGCTTATCAATTGCCATGAAATCAATCGCGTACCTCTTTGCGTACGCTTCCATTCTCGGCTGAGTGATGCTTAAAATTTTCTGCCAATCGTCTCCGAATGCCTGAGTGACTAATGCTCTCTTCATTTCGAAACTTCTACTACTGCGTATTTGGGCAGTCGAGCTTTTTCGTAATCTTTTTCACATTTAAAAAACAAATCTAAAACAGGTAATTTGCTTGACCCACTAGCCTTTCTCTGAATGACCGCTGTGCCTGTATCCACCACAACCCACTCCTGTTTAGATCCAACTATATTGACCTTGCTCCATGCTGGTATGACCCTGTGGTCGGTGGCACAATGCCGTCCAGCCCTTAGGCGCACACCCTCGCTACTTTGCAGCTTGCTGGTGTAATAGTCTTCACCTGGCCAATATCCAGTAACTCGCACCTTGATCTTCTTCTTTGGTGGCTGCACATCGACCATGACATTCGCAGTCATAACCGACGATGTGGTGATTAGCAGCGCAACAAGAGCTGTTCTCAGCATGATTTTGGATGGCGATTGTTTCCGTCATGGTCGCAAAACTTCTGGAACGATTCCTCGGTTTCCGACTCATCCTCATCATTGCTTTTGTCTCCGTAATTGGAGTAAAGCCAAGGACGAGGCTTGCTGAAAAACTCATCCCAATCTTTGTCTATCTCTTCTTGTGTTTTGTTCATAGTCTTGGGACCTCCTTTTTAATTTGTGCCAATACAAACAAGGATCTTACCAGAGCGCGCTCAAGGTGGTCAACGCTTGTTTCTCCGTTGTTGTCAGGGCAAGGCATTGACTTGTGGAGCTGCATCTGTGCTGTTGCTAGGTGGCGAACAGCCCTGGCGATATGGTAATCGTGGGTAGGCCGATCCTTCTCAAGCCAATCGCCATAACCAGACTTGTCCGATCCTTTACCCATAACGCGCCAGACTATCTCTTGCGCAGCGTTACCCATTTCTTGAATTGTAGGTGCAGTCATTTTGCTAAACTCCTATAGAATTGGTCCAGTAATCCTTCTAGCCAAAGTACGTCTTGTGGGTCGATCATAACTTCATCCCAGGAGGCGTATACCCTTTAACCCAAGCCCACACCCTCAAGAGCGCATTGAATGCGATTCCAGCCTGGTACAGCTCGTCATCTTCCCACACCCTTGTCATCAGCTTGCTAGAATCATTAGAAGCAAGCACGATGGATACGCACGCTGCCTTCGGATTCTCGCTCGCGGTCCTATAGGCCCACAACTGCGGACAGTCTGAGGTTTCATAGAACGGATCATATTTTGGATTCACCTTGCGGTTTTTAAGATCGATGATCGCGTCACCAATTCCTTTCAACTTCACATATGCGTCACAGCGACCAGCGTACCCTGCGCCAACCAGAGCCTTCTCGCACCAGTAGGTCTTCTCTACGTTTTCGTCCGCCCACTTCTTGAAGGTCGCAATGTAGGGCTGGATCGCCTCATCCTGCGAGTGAGGTCTTCCCAATAGCACATGCTCCATCTGCTCATGCATGAGGGTTCCGTGTTCAACAGCCTTACTGGTGGATTCCTTGGAATCGCGGACCACACGCTTTGCGTACTCTTCAAGTGTTTCACCTTCCTCCTTTGGAAGCGTAAGCGATGCCATAATCGCCTGCTCAATCTTCCAGCTTGTAAGTTGCGGTTTATCTAGGATGGATAGAATCGATGTGACGCTAGGGTAAAGAAGCATCTTCCTAGCATCGGCAACAGTCGTATTCCTAAAGTTGCCATTCTTGCCCATGATAGTATGGGCGGATTCGCCATCAGCGGTATACCAATGACCGCTAGACTCGGTTTGAACAAGTCTAGCTGTCGATGGCTCCTTACTGGTAATAGTAAGTGCCATACAATTTAGAACGGAACCTGGTTGCCGTCTGCGTCAAGTTCAGCTTTGCTGGCAGTAGGTTTCCCTGTTGCCATCTGGAATTCCTTGCTGGCGCGAACCTTGTCCTGTAGCCACTCTGGAAGAGCAGCGAAGACTTCGTTCTGGCCATTCTCAATCTCGTAGAACACATGCGAATTAACCGACTCCTTGGGAGCAGTCATGCCTTTAGGCAACTTGCTGATCGCATTGATGGCGCAATACTGCCTGCCTGCCTGCGAGGTTTTGTGCATCAAGGTAAGCAGGGCTGCTTTGCCAAGCAGATTCTTGAGGCTGAACGAGGCCAGCTCTTTCGATGTGAAAGCTGCACCGCGCCAGGACTCAAGGTGCTTGCGGAGTGTTGCACGCTCACCTAGCGAGCGAGTCAACTCAAGACTGACCATCATAGGCTTGGTAACCTTTGTGGTCTTGCCGTTCTCCACTACCTCTCCATCGATCACCTGGTCAGGCAATTCGAAGGTTAGTCTCACTTTGGGAGACATCTT